TCGATCTCGCTTATGCGAGGGTTCGACGCTGATACGGGGCAGCCTCTATGTCGACCATTGAGATCGGTACGTTCGCCAACGCCGGCACGGTGCCGAACCTCGACCCGACCATCGCGTGGGCCGCGTCGCGTACCGCCCACAGTTTCATTTGTTGACCCTAGACGATCGCTGCAATTAATTGCAGGAGCATGGAGCCGGGCCAGCGCCCGGCGCACCCTCAAGGAGTGCTCCAAATGGCTACCAAGGTCAAAATCGACAATTTCTCGGGCAGCGGTCGTATCTTCGAGCGCACGTCCCTCGGCCTCGCTCCGATCCTTCGGGGCATCCTGATCGACAACGCCCGCCTCGCGCTCAAGGCGGCGTCTCTCTCGGCGCTCACCGACAGCTCGGCCGGCACCGTCGTCCTCGGCGCTCCGCTCGGCGGCAACGCGCTGATCGCCCCCAGCGGCGTCTTCAACGCCGTCGCGGCCAACGGCGTCGGCTACGCCGCACTGAACACCTCGCTCGGCAAGTTCCGCAACGCGCAGGCCGTCTGGGCCGCTGCGCTCAACGTCGCCCGCGCGGTCGTCGGTCTGCCCTACGTCACCTCGGTCGAAGGCACGGTCGCCAGCTCCTACACGGTGCCGGCGCAGGACCTTTCGAACACCGGCGAAGAGGGCGTCGCCGCGGTGAACTACAGCTCCTACCTCGCCAGCCTGGGCGTCGCGGTCTCGAACCAGCAAATCCTTGCGGTTGCGCTGAACGAAGTCCTGACCGCGGTCGGCGCGCAGAACATCTCGCTCGCCGGCATGGGCGAATACAGCGTCGGCCGCATCCTCACCGCCATCCCGGCGGTCGTCGCGGACAGCACCGGCGCGCTCTCTGTCGCGCTCGCGGACGGCACCGCGCTCATGGCGGCGCTCGCCGACAACTGGGCGACGATGGCCTTCCAATGGAACTTCGCCTTCAAGTACGGCACGGCGGAAGCCCTGACGGACTCGACCGGCGGCACCGCCACCCCGGCTGCGCTCGCCGTGGTCACCGCTGCGGCGCTCACCGGCTTCGAAGACGCGGGCACCGCGTCGCTCGGCGGCACGGCCTTCAACGCGCAGCTGGCGCTCTATCAGAACGCCTTCAGCTCGATCCAGGCTGCGGTGAACCACTACGCCATCTCGCAGGGCCTCGCGCCCATCGCCGACGCCTCGGGCGGCACGGTGTCGCTCACCCTCGCTGCGGAGAGCATTGCGCCCGTCGCCGTCGCGGGCGGCGCGACCGCCGCTTCGCTGGTCTCCGTCGACGCCGCGCTCGTCGTGGTCACGAACAACCTCTCGACCCTCGCTGCGCAGCTGAACGCGCTGGCCGGCGACTACGACGTGGCCCCGATCGTCGACAGCTCGGGCGGCGTCTCCGGCGCGGGCCTCGTCGCCATCCCGGCGACCGTCGACGCGAACAACAGCGCCGCGGCGGTTGGCGTGGCGAACACGGCCGCGATCACGATCATGACCGCGATCCGCAGCAACATCTCGACCTTGGCCGCCACCGCCAACGCCCTTCTGAACAACGTCCAGGCCGGTGTCGGCTTGCATGTGGTCGCGGGCTGATCGGCAGCGTAGGCGAACTCGAACAAGAGGACTGAAACATGACTGTCTTGCTCACTCGCCTCGCCGTCCTTCAGGGCGCGATCGAGGCCACGTATAACACCCCGGCTACGGTCGGGGTGGACGACGGCTTCCTGGTGAACAACCCGACGTTCACCGTCAAGCCGAACGTCCTGGAGCGCAACTTCGTCCGCCAGGACCTTTCGCCCCTGCCGGTCATCATCGGCCGCAAGGTCGCCTCGATGACCTTCGAGACCGAACTGCGCGGCAACGGCCTCCAGAACTCGGGCCTCCTGGCCAACTCGCCGTTGATCGTGCGCCTGTTCCAGGCTTGCGGTTACGAGGTTTCGCCCAGCCCGATGCCCAGCGTGCTCGGCCCCTACATCGTCGGCGACGCGCCGACCCCGGTGGACTTCGACGTCAGCTCGGGCACGGTGGCGTCGCAGGTCCTGACCATGTCGGCGGAGCCGACCGACGGCAACGCGATCGTGGTCGGCAACAAAACCTACCTGTGGAAGACCGCGCTCACGGGCGTCGACGGCCAGGTGGCCATCGGCGGCAGCGAAGCGCAATCGGTCGCCAACCTGGTCGCCGCGATCAACCTCGGGGCAGGAGCCGGCACCGCCTACGCGGCGGCCACGGTCGCCCAGCCCGACGGGATCACCGCCGCGGTCACCAGCCCCGACGTCATGACGGTCACGGCCCCATACACCGGCGCTTACTACGACACGCTGCCGACGACCACGACCTCCTCGCAAGGGACGTGGGGCGGCGGGACGCTGTCGGGGGGCGCGAACATCGCCTCCAACTCGGACGTGATCGCCTACTACCTGACCGTGACGACTCCCGGCGCTTCGGGCGTCGCGCAGATCACGGTGACCTCGGACACGACGGGGGAGGCGACTGCCGCCGCCGCGGTCACCAACGCATCGCCGCTCTCGCTCGGCACCAAGGGCCTGACCCTCACCCCGACCTGGACCGGCAGCCTCGTCGCCGGCCAGCAGTGGGTGCTCTGGCTCCTGCCCTCGGGCTTGATGCTGTCGCCGATCTCGGACAATTTCCAGTCCATCACGCTCGCTCTGCACAAGGACGGCGTGCTGCACACGATGCCGGGCTCGTTCGGCACGTTCGAGATCACGGCGCAGGCCGGCAACTTCGCGATGGTCAAGTGGACCTTCACGGGCACCTACGACGGCCCCGTCGACGATCCGAACCCGTCGCCGGACTTCGAGACGACCCTGCCCAGCCAGGTCCAGTTGGCCCGTCTGACGGTGGCCCAGTTCCAGGCGATCGTGGAGAAGTTCACCTATAACCAGGCGAACGACATCCAAATCCGCCCCGACGTCTCGGCGTCGGACGGCTACGTCGGTGTTCGCATCACGGCTCGTAAGCCCGAAGGCGGCATCGACCCCGAAGCCGATCTGGTCGTCAACAACGACTTCTGGGGGCAGTTCGCCGCCGCCCAGCGCATGCCGCTCCAGATGCGCGTCGGCACCGAGCCCGGCAACACGATCTGGGTGTTCGCTCCGAACACGCAGTACACGGGCCTCACGTACACCGACCGCAACGGCATCCTCGCCTACGACGCGGGGCTGCGGTTTTCCCGCTCCACCGGCAACGACGAATTCTTCCTCTTCTGCGCTTGAACCAAGGGGCCGGGGGAAACTCCGGCCCTTCCCGCTTCATGACCCCTCAATGAGTGAAAGGTCATCCCATGCGTGCCGAACTCCTCCACGTCATCACTGCCGTTGCGAACCCGATCCGGTGGAAAAGCCGGCTCAAGCTGTACCGCGATTTCGAGCAGCACATGCTCGATTCCGGGGTGAAGCTCACCGTCGTCGAATGCGCCTACGGTGAGCGCCCGCACGAACTCGCGGGCACCCCTCACGTCCAGCACGTCGGCGTCCGCACCTCCGGGCGCAACATGGTCTGGAACAAGGAGAACCTGCTGAACGTCGGTATTCAGCGGAACCCCGACGCCAAGTATTTCGCCACGCTCGACGCGGACATCGCGTTCCGGCGCGGCGACTGGGCCGCGGAGACCGTCCAGGCCCTCCAGCACTATCACGCCGTCCAGCCCTGGTCCGACTGCTACGACCTCGGGCCGAACGGCGAGCACCTCCAGGCGCACCGCTCGTTCGCCCGCCTGTTCCAGGACGATAAGCCCCTCGTGCAGGGGCCGAACGCCTATGCCGGCCCTTACGAGTTCGGCCACCCCGGTTACGCCTGGGCTTGGACGCGCGACCTGCTCGAATGGACTGGTGGCCTGATCGAGACGGCGGCGCTCGGCGCGGCGGACCATCACATGGCGATGGGCCTGATCGGCAAAGTCGGCGACAGCATCCCGAGGAACCTGACGGACGGCTACAAGGAGCCGCTGTACCTCTGGCAGCAGCGAGTGCAGCGCCATCTCGGCACCGGCGTCGGTTGCCTCGGGGGCACCATCGAGCACTTCTGGCACGGCTCGAAGGACAAGCGCGCCTACGTCAGCCGCTGGAACATCCTGGACAAGCACAAGTTCAACCCCGCCACCGACCTGAAGCGCAACAGCTTCGGTGTCGTCGAACTGGCCGGCAACAAGCCCGGCTTGACGCACGACATCGACCGCTATTTCCGGTCGCGCGACGAGGACTCGAACACGCTCGGCTGATGAAATGAGTGGTTACCAGACCAAAGTCTACGTCGTGCAGAAGGCGGACCGTGACGGCGTCCTTGGTGCCGTCCTGGCCGTCAAGCTGACGCACAAGGCGGCGCACGCGGTGGCGAAGGCGTTCGCGCCCGCCAAGGTCCACTTCGCACTGGCCGACAAGTCGGACCAGCCGAACATGGAGCCGCCCCTCTTCGAATGAAATTAATTGCAATTCGTACAGACCCAGCTATCCTGTCCCGGCATTTTTAACGCAGCCTGGAGGCAGCAGTGGCCCTAATCGCAATGACGACCGCGGACGCTATTGACTACGTGTCCGATCTCGATCCCAGCAAGCGCAAGACCAAGACCGCGCGGGACGCCAAAGACCCCACCAAAGGTTTCATCGAGAGCTGGGACATCAAGGAAGGCGCGACCACGTTCAAGCTGCGTGGCCTCGACGTCTTCCTGATGGGCATGATCTACGACAACGCCTCGCAGCTCTCGGGCAAGGAAGGCTCGAACGAGTATGGCATTCAGACCCGCGTGAACCAGACGAATATCCAGGCCGTGCGCCACGGGCTGATCGGGTTCGTCAACTTCGCCGACGCCAAGGGCGACCAGATCGTGTTCGACACGCAGAAGGAGGTCGTCAACGGCCGCCCCTATGACGTCGTCGCCGACAAGGTCATGAACACCATGGGCGTACGTCTGATCCAGGAACTGGCCACGCAGATCAAGAACATCAGCGAGGTCACGCCGGCCGAAGAAAAAAACTCCGACGCGGCGTTGTCGCTATCCGCCTGATGCCTGAGCGCAGCTGTTACGGCTGCACCAAGCAGAAGGAATGGGGCTGCAACGCCACGAAGGTCAAAGCGGAGAAGGGAGACAAGGGCGCGAAGCCCGACGGGCGGGGAGATTGGTGGCTCTGGACGAACCCGGCCCGCCTCCCGCTCACCTTCGACGGAGAACAGACTTACGCCTGCCCGAGGCAGGACCTGAAGGGCAGGGGCTTCGCCTGGCACCGGATGTTCCTGTTCTACGGCATGTACAAGGCCGGGTTCCTGCCGCAGGGCGGCTCGGTGATCGACCAGTCGAATAGGGCGCTCGAAGTGTTCCGCATCTTCGACGCCGTCAACGCCGAGTGCGACGACGCGCTCCACGCCGACAAGACGCAAAAGGGCAGGCCAGACCACGAACCGGTTTCGAAAGGGCGACCCAAGCGATGAACGAGAACGAGCTGCAATTCGTCCTGAAAATGCAAGACCAAGCCAGCTCGGTCATGCAGCAGTTCGGCTCGTCCACGGCGCAGACCGGCGAGATCATCAAGCAGCAGATCGCGGCGATGAACCAGCTGACGGCGGCGCTGAACCAGCACGCCTCGGCCACGAACGCCGCCGACAGCGCCGCCAAGTCCCACGCCTCTTCCGTGCAGCAGGGCGGCGAGGCGGCACGCGGGGCCGCTGGGGAGCATCAGGGTCTCGCCAAGTCGATCGGGGGAGTGACCGAAGCGGCCAAGGGCGCTGCCGAGGCGCTGATCGGCATGTGGGCGTCCAACGAGATGATCAAGGGCGTCGTCGAGCAGTTCCAGGAGACGGATCACGCCATCCGGTCCGTCATGGCCGCCGCGGACCTGTCGCGCGAGGCGGTCGAGGAGCTGCACAAGAGCTTGGCCGCCATGCCCGCGAGCCAGGTGAACGCCACGGTGTCGCAGCTGGACAAGCTGATGGTGCTGGGGGCGAAGCTCCACGGCACGTCGGAGGAGATCAAGGCGTTCGCGGTGGCCGTCGGGCAGATCGCCACGGGCGGCAGCCTGGAGAGCATCGGGCAGGGCGTGCAGCAAATCCTGTCGGCCTCCGGCGAAGGTGCCGGCGGAGCGACCAAGCTGGCCGACGCCCTCGGCGTGCTCGGCGAGAAGACGCGCGGCGGGGTCGAGGGCCTCACGCAGATGACCGGCATGATGGCGTCGATGACGGCGGGCATGGGCATCAGCTCGGAGAAGCTGGCGCAGTACGCCGCGGCGTTCGACAAGATCGGCGGTCGCCCGATGATGCAGGTCATGCAGTTCAACATGATCCTGCAGCAGATCGAGAAGCAGGCCCGCGACTCCGGTGATGGCCTGAAGTCCCTGGCCGAACGCACTGGCATGACCATCGACCAGATGCAGAAGCTCGCCCAGCAGCACCCCGACGAAGTCTATAACAAGATGCTGGAGGTGGTCAGCAAGATCAAGGAGCAGGGTGGCGATCCCGGTGTCTTCCTGAAGGGCTTCGGCATCGCCGCTGGCCGCGAGATGCAGCAGATCGAGGCGCTGGCGTCGAAGTACAAGGAACTGCAGGCGATCCAAAGCCAGGACACGACCGGCGGGGCTGCCAAGTACCAGAAGGACAACGCGAACGAACTCGATCTCGCCATCACCGACCTGACGAAGGCGTGGGAGAAGCTGAAGGACGCCATCGGCGAGGACATCTTCAAGGACTTGGCCACGGTGTTCGAAGCCGCCGCGGCGGCCATCAATAAGTTCTCCGAGATCATGAAGGGCCTGCCGCAGCCGGTGCGCGAGGCGGTGGAATGGACGGCCCTGCTGTCGACCGGGCTCATTGGCCTGATGGGCGCGGTGGGGGCTCTACGCTTCGCGCTTGGCGGCCTGTTCACGCCGTTCGTCTCCGGCGCTGCCTCGGCGGTGCGCGCCGCCGGCTCCTTTGGCGGGGCGATCGGCGGCAACCTTGCCGCCATGGGCACGGGTGGCGCTCTCGCTACCGGAGCCGTAGCGGCAGGTGCGCTGGGCTTGACCTACGCAGCCGGTCGCGAGACGGGCAGGGCCATCAACCAACAGAACGACCTCGGCAAGCAGGGCGTCACGTGGGGCGACGAAGGGCACGCTTTGTTGGCATCGTTTGGCCTGGAGAGCCAGGACTCCTTCACGAAGCGCATGCAGGGGGAGAGGGACGCCGGGCAGTATCGGCCGGGAGCCACGGTCGGGCGCGGCGAGACCACCTCCTCTGAGGAGGACGCCAGCGAGATGCAGCGCCAGCGCGGGGGCGACCGCGGCGCTGCGCAAAATAGCATGCAGTCTCAGATGGCTGCCGCGAAGGCCGCCAACGACAATGGCCCGGCGCAGGGGACGTACGGCGACGAGGACATCAAGAACCTGCTCTCGGGCATGGACGAATACCAGAAGAAGCTGAAGGAAATTCAGGACCAGCAGAACGCCTTCGACAAGGCGGTCAAGCAGATGTCGCCCGAGCAGCAGGCGTCGTGGTCCGCCCAGATCGCGCAGGCGCAGCGCATGTTCGAGCTGAGGAAGCAAGCGGCCGACCCGCTGCTTCAGGAGAACAAGGCGCTCGACGACCAAATCGCCAAGGCTGGCGCGGTCACGAAGGCGGCGCAGAACGAACTCGCCATCCGCGAGGAGCTGCGCAAGCTCGAAGAGAAGGGGGTGGAGATCACCCCGGCCGTGCGCGCGCAAGTCGGCAGCAAGATGCAGTACGCCCAGGGCGCTGAGCAGGCCAAGGCGTACGACGAGGAGGTCAAGAACCTGCAGAAGGCGCTCGCCGCGTCCGGCGCGGTCACCGCCGCGGACAAGCAGCGCGTCGAGATCGACCAGCAGATCGCCGACATGTACGAGAAGGGCACGATCGCCACGCAGGCGCAGGAGCAGTCGGTTCGCAACCTGCTCGCCGCGGAGAAGGAGCGCACGCAATACGCGGCCCTCGCCGCTTCGCTGAGCCCGGTGGGGAAGGCCAATCAGGAATACCAGGAGTCGATTGATCTGCTGCAGCGGGCGCTCGGGCCGGGCCAGGCGCTGAACCAGGCGATGGCGGACCTCGCCCGCAATACGCAGGCGGCGCGCGACCCGCTCGGGGCGATGGTGACCGCTGACGAACACGAGCTGGAAATTCTGTCGCAGACCGGCAAGTACCGCGAGGCCCAGGTCGCCGCGCTGCAGGAGAAATACGACCTGCAGCAGAAGGGCATCGTTGTCGACGACAAGACGCTGGCCGACCTGACCGAGTACCAGAAGAAGCTCCAGGACCTGAAGCAGGCGCAGAGCAGCGGCATTGCGGGCTGGATCGGGCAGGGGCCTGATCTGCAGAAGCAGATGGGCGAGCTGGCGGGGGACTTCTCCTCCGACCTCGCCGACGGCATCGAGAACGCCTTGCAGCGCAAGCGCGGCGCGTTCGACCAGGCCGGCCAGGCGCTGGGCAAGGCCATGATCAAGATGGCGACGGACGACCTGCTGAAGAGCGGGGCGCAGGCGCTCGGCCTCGGCGACACGTCGAAGCAGATGAAGGCCGCCCAGGACGCCGCGAAGCCGCTGTCCGGGGACGCCCAGCGCGCGACGGAGCAGGCAAACGCTCAGGCGAAGGCGCTGCAGGACGGCCTGAAGAACATCAACACGATGACGGTCGCGGCGACCAACGTCACTGTCAACGGGACGGCGAGCGCCGGCGCGCCGGGGACGACGACCACCGGTCCGGCGTCTCCCGTGCAATCAATTGCATCAGATACGGCCCCGGCGACGTCGGCCCTGCCGGCTCCAGGAGTGGTGTCTGGGGCCAGCGCGGCAGCGGCAGCAGCGGCCCCCGGCGGCGTTCCTCAGATTTCCCCCACGGCGGCCCTCGCTCCGCTGGCAGCCGCGTTGCACGATCGCACGAGCCAGCAGCCTGGTGGTATGGTGCCGGGCTCCAGCCTCACGCCTGGGGCTACCGGCGGCGCGTTCGGCCTGAGCGGCCCGATCGGCAACGGCGCTCCGCAGCTCGGGGCTGGCGCGAACAACTTCGCCATGCTTCCGAGCGGCCTGGGCGGCACGTCCGTGCTCGACGCGCAGCACATGACGCAGCACCTGATGGACACGTATGGCTTGACCAAAGAGCAGGCGCTCGGGCCGGCCGGCGTCATGGGGTACGAGAGCGGCAATTACCAGACGATGCAGGAGCGGGGCCATTCCGGCACAAGCAGCGGATGGGGCGCGGCGCAGTGGACCGGGCCGCGGCGTACCGGCTTCATGCAGAACGCTCAGTCCCAGGGTCTGGACCCGTCGAGCCCCGAAGCCAATTATTCGATGCTCGATAAGGAACTCACCGGCCCGTACAAGGGCGCGCTTGACGCCATCCGTCAGACGAATACGCCGACCGGCTCCGCAGATGCGTTCTTGAGCAAGTACGAGGGCATGAAGCTCGACGGCTCCGGCCCCGGCATCCCTGCCGTGGCGCAGCATGAGGCGCGAGCCAACCTATACGCGCAGCAGCCGTGGGCGCAGAACCTCGGCCCCGGCGGCACGCCCGACAACATGGGCACGCTGGTGGCCGCCAACTCGAACAAACCGCCGGTGGACGTGAACATTCACAGCATGGGCGGCAACCCGATCGCGAACCTTCCGGCCGCGAACGCCACGCAGGCTTCAGGGGCCATGCCTGGTGGCGACATGTCATCCATGCTGACCAACGGCTTGATGGGCGACGCCAGCCATATCCCCGGCGCTGCGCCGTACCTGCAGGGCTTCGGCATGCTGAAGAACCTGTTCGGCAGCCTCGGCGGGGCGGGCGGCGCTGCATCCGGCGCGGCGAGCGCTGTGGGTGGGGCGGCGAGCGGCGCTGCTGGCGGCCTTGGCAGCATCTTCAGCTCGCTGTTCAGCTTCCTGCATACGGGCGGCACCGTCGGCTCGACCCCGACCATGGGCCTGTCGCGTCGCCTGAGCCCCGCGGTGTTCGCCGGCGCGCAGCGCTTCCACGACGGCCTCGGGGACGACGAATTCCCCGCGGTGTTGCAGCGCGGCGAGCGCGTGCTGACCGCCAACCAGGACCAGCGCTCGACGGCGCTCATGAGCCGCATGGCGGACGCCCTGGCCAACACCAGCACGCCGGCCGGCACGCAGCACGCCGATAGCGGCCGGCAGAACCAGGGCGGCCATCGGATGACGATGATCGTGAACACCCCGAACGCGAGCAGCTTCCGCAGCTCCCAGCCGCAGATCATGGCGACGCAGCACGCCGCCCTGCAGCGCATGGGCGCGAAGCACAACTGAGGACAGGACGATGGCGCTTCTTTGGATCGACGGTTTCGACGCCTACGGCGGAGACGGAGTGGACATCACGAGCGTCGTTACTTCGTCGGGTTACACGCTCTGGGGTCCTGATGGTGGCGATACGGGCAACATCCACATCACTGCGAGCGCGAATACGAGGACCGGCGTCGGCTTCGCCATGTCGACCTTTGCTCCCGGCATCACCTGGGCACCCGCCTGCGGCTTCGTTCGGAATTTCGCCGTGTCGGCTGGGGTCGTATTCGGCTTTGCGCTAAAGATGACGAACGACGAGTTCACCCCGATAGTCCAGGTCGGCTACAATAACCTGGTCGGCACGATCGGGAACCAGCTGCAGCTGTCCGCCAACGGGCAAGCCGGCCTCACGGCCCAGACGGGCGATGGCGACTTGGTGGCGGCGTCCCCGCCCAACTGCCTGTTCCCCGGCATCTGGCAATACATCGAGGTGCTGTACACGCCCTGCGGCGTGTCGGGGGGCCTGGGCTCGCTGCAGATCAAGATCGACGGGGCGGTGGTCATCAACGTGACCGACGCGAAGACGTCTACCGCCGCCTACCCGAGCATGCTCAACAGCGTTTCGTTCCTGCAGTCGTCCTCTAACCAGATGTGGGTCGACGACCTCTATATTTGTGACCAGACGGGGAGCGCCTTCAACACGTATCTGGGCGACTGCGTCGTTCACGCCATCTTCCCGGACGCCGACGCCGGCCCGAACAGCATGGCGCAGACCGGCGGCTCGGTGGGGCACTTCAGCTCGGTCGACGACCAGACGCCGCGCGGCGACTCCAGCTACCTCTCGTCGGCCACGTCCGGCCAGCAGGAGATGTTCGGGCTGAACACCTTCCCGACCGACATCATCGACGTGCTCGCCATGGGGATCAACGTGCGCGCGCGCAAGACGACGGCCGGCTACGCCAATTACGAGGCGGCTTGCGTCGTCGGCTCGACCGAGGCGGACGGCTCGCCGATCCCGACGAACCTCGACTATGAGACGACGCAGACGCTGTTCCCGCTCCCGCCGGGCGGCGGCGCATGGACGACGACGATGGCGCAGGCCGCCGTCATCGGGTTCAAGCTGCCATGACGAGCGCCGTCGAAAACTTCGACCAGGCTCTGGCCCAGGTGCTCGCTGAGACGGGCACGCCCGCCATCAGGGCGACGCAGCTCAGCATGCAAGTAGTTGCACTGACGCCGGCGGCCGTCCGACGGTTCACGCAGAGCATCGCGGACGTAATCGCCACGAACCCGGCCCCGATCCGCCGGATCGCGCAATGCTACGTCCAACTGCTCTGCACCCGGTCCCCCAACTACGAGTTCATTCCCATGGTCCTGCCTGACGTCTTCCCACACGACATTTCGTACAACTCGGTCGGTTCGACCCGCTTCGCCACGGACGTGATCGTGGTCGACTCCGGCGACGACCAGCGCGTCGGCCGCTGGAGCCAGCCGCTGATGGAGTACGACATCGCCTATGGCGTCCGCACCATGGAGCAGCTGATGGCGCTGATCGGCTTCTTCAGGGCGATGCGCGGCCGGCTCTACGCCTTCTGCTACCAGGACAACGTCGACCACACGTCGTCGGTGCCGGTCGCCTATGAGGCGCGCACCGCGCCGCCGATCACGCCCACCGACCAGTTCATCGCCACCGGCGACGGAGTGACGTACCAGTTCCAGCTGATCAAGACCTACGCGACGTTCTCGCAGTCGCAAGTCCGCACGATCTATCGCCCGCAGCCCGGCACGGTGGTGATGGCGGTGAACGACGCGCCGGTGACGAACTTCACCGAGAACGACGAGACGGGCGTCATCACCTTTACGATCCCCTACTCGAAGACGTTCACCGACGCCCTATCGAAGGACGGCAACGGCACCAGCCTGATCACGGGGGAGGCCGGGGACTTCAACGGGTTCAAGCCCTACGTCGGCCAGAATTGCCTCCTGACCGGTTGGGCGCAGGGGGCGAACAATAACGACATCTTGCACCCGGCCGCGATCAACGGGGTCAGTACCGACGGCAGCTCGATGAACGTGGCCTACCCCGGCGGCTACAGCACCAGCTTCGCGGAGAGCGGCGTCACCGGGGTCTCCATCTCGGTCTCCCCTGCGCCAGTGGCCAACGCGACGATCACGGCCGGGTACAAGTTCTTCGTCCCCTGCCGCTTCGACACGGACATCCTGCCGGTGACCATCGAAGACTACGGCGTCGGCGGCTCGAACAGCGTCAAGCTGATCGAAGTGCGTCCGTCCGACCCGAATTGAGGAAGCCATGAAGACGATCACCGCCGCGCTGTTCAACGAACTGAAGAGCCAGAACGCCCGCATCGACGCGGCATGGCTGATCGTGCGCGTAGACGGCGGCCGGTTCGCCTTCACGTCGTCGGACACGCCCTTCGTTTACAACGGCGACACCTATTCGCCGACCAACGGCTTCAACCCGAGCGCGATAGTCAGCAAGGCGAACCTGTCGGTCGACAATATGGAGTGCCAGGTCCTCGACAACGCCCTGATCACGGACGCGGACCTTCGCGCCGGCGTCTGGAACAACGCCCAGGTGCAGGTGTTCTGGATCAACGCGCTGAACCCGGATTGGGGCATCGTGCCGATGCGCGGCGGGATGCTCGGCGAGATCGTCATCAAGGACGGCCAATGGACGACGCAGCTGCGCTCGCTGTTCCAGCAGCTTCAGCAGCCGTTCGGGTATTTTTACACGCTCCAGTGCGGCGCGCAGCTCGGCGACGCGCGCTGTAAGGTGAAATTACTTGCAAATACCTGGCAGCCGAACACCGCCTTCAAGCTCGGCCTGCTCACCGACGCCAGCGTGGGCGACGTGGTCAAGCCGACGACGCCGAACGGCTTCTGGTACGTCGCCAATTACGCCACGCGCGGCCCCAGCGAAGCGGTGCAGGAGGCGTCCTCAGCCACCGGCGTCAGCGACCCGGCCTCGACCGTCACGTACACCGACGGCAGCTCGGCGATCACGACGACGCCGGGCGGCACGAGCGCGACGTATGACGCTTCGGCCGAGAGGACGCCCTCGCAGCCAGGGCAGGGGCTGTCGGGCAACGACGACCTCGGCCCGAACGACAACACGCAGACCTCCGCCGGGCCGGCCTTCGATAACCTGAACCAGTTCACCTACACCGGCGACCCGGTGGACATCTTCGGGATCAAAATCTGATGGGCGGCAAGAGTTCCTACGGCCCGTACAACGTGACGCAGGGCGGCGTCGGCGCGGTCGTGGCCGATCCCGCTCCCGTCACGGAGACGGCGACCAGCGGGGCCACGGAGCCCGCCTGGCCTACGACGGAGTACGCGACCGTAGCCGACGGCGGGATCACGTGGACGGCGATCTTCGCCCGCGTGGTCGAGGGCGTGGTTACCAGGGTCATCAACCCGTCGATTTTCCAGCACGACCTGACCGTCTACCCCAACCATTATTTCCAGTACGGCTCGATCACGTGGCTGACCGGGGCGAACGCGGGGCATTCGTGCGCCGTGCGCGACTCGATGGGCGCGTCCGCCGGCCTCCCCTACCTCTACTTGTTCGAGACCATGCCGAACCCGATCGCCGAGACCGACACGTTCGAGGCGACGGTCGGCTGCGCGAAGATCAGGCTCAGCTGCCAGAACTTCAACAATCTCGACAACCACCGGGCGTTCCCGGACATGCCGACTGAAGACCGCGCGCTGTCCACGCCGAATATCTCGGCGCAGGGCTACGCGCCCAAACAGACGAAGTGAGCCATGGCCCGCCCGGAAGAGTTGCCCGTCGACTACGTCCTGAAGCGCCGCGACATCATCGCCGAGGCGCGCAAATGGATCGGCGTGCCCTACCGCCACCAGGGGCGCGGCAAGTTCGGCATCGACTGCGTCGGCCTGCTGATCGAGGTGGCCAAGGGCCTCGGGCATCCCGTGAACGCGCCGAGCGCCTATAGCTCCATGCCGCAGGGATACCTGCTGCTGAACCCGTGCAACGTGCAGCTCTGGAAGCCGGCGCGCCAGGCGGTGATCCCCGGCGATCTCGGCGTTTACTGGGGCTGGAACCAGGCCGAGCCGCAGCACTTCGCCTTCATTGGCGAGCACGCCGGGCGGCTGACGGTGATCCATTCGTTCTCGAAGTACAGCGAGGTCGTCGAGCAGGCTTACAACCGGCTGTGGGTGAAGAAGTTCCACTGCCTTTACAACCTGCCAGGCACCGAGGGGAGCTACTGATGGCGGCGATCCTCGTCGAACTGGTCATTGGTCTGGGCGGCATCCTGCTGACGGCGCTGTTCACGCCCAAGCCCCGCGACCAATACGGCTCGCGCCTCTCCGACATCAACGTGGCCCCGGTCTCGCCCGGCAACATCATCCCGCGCGTCTGGGGCACCATGAAGCTGCCGGCGCAGATGGTGTTCTGCTCGCCGTTGATCGAGACGATGCACACGCACCAGGCGTCCAAGAAGGGCGGCGGCAAGGGCTCGCTGTTTGGCAACACCGCCAAGTCGTTCACGTTCACCTATTCGATCGACGCGGCGTGGGGCGTGTGCGGCGGCCCGGTGTACCAGATCAACCGCATCTGGGCGAACCAGAAGCTGCTCTACGTCAACCCGACGGTGGCCGCCAACTCGCAGGCCGCCTTCGACGCCGCCTACCAATCCGAAGCCACGCGCCTGATCGACGAGGAGGGCGTCCAGCTCGACTACGCCGCGGCGAGCGCCTTCGTCTTCGCCTTCAACAACTATGACACCGCGGAGGTGACGCTCAGCTCGCCCGCCGACGCCGTGACGTACATCACGACGCACCCGATCGACGACACGGCGGGCGTCACCGGGCAAATCCTCCATCCCGACAGCGGCGGCGTCATCGCCGTCATCGACCAGCTCTATTCCGGCCTGAACAACCAAGACACGTACGAGTCGCAGATCAACCGCTTCGACCAGATCGAGGTCTATCTGGGCGACGAGTTCCAGGCCCCGAACGGCTTGCTCCAGGGCTACCTCGGGCTGGGCAACGCGCCGGCCTTCCGCGGAGCCGCGTATTTCGTCATCACGAACCTGCAGCTGATGGATTTCGGCAACAGCGTCCCGAGCATGACGGTGGAGGTCCAGCGGACCCCGAACGGCACGACCAGTCTGGTGGAGATCATCACGGACGTCTGCTACCAGGCGGGCCTGACGGACGGCCAGTTCGACGCTATCTCGAATGTCGACCCGACGCCGTTCCCCGGCTTCTGCATCACGACCAACACGTCAGCGCGCCAGGTGTTCCAGGACCTGCAGAAGGTGTTCCCGCTCGACGCCGCGGAGTCGGGTTACCAGATCGTCTTCAGCATGCTGAACAAGCGCGCCACGCAGGTCCTGCGCCGGCAGGATTTCGGCGCGCACCAGGACAGCGAGCCGTTGCCGCCGACCGAAGAGGTCACCATCGTTTCGGACTACGACCTGCCGCAGCGCATCAACCTGAAGTACCAGGAGCCGGCCCGCAACTACTCGATCAACATGCTCTACGCCGCGCGCTACAATACGCCCTCGATGATGGTCGAGGACATCGAGGTCACGGTGGCGCTCGATCGCGCGACCGCCCAGACCGCGGTGAACAACACGCTGTCCAATAGGATGTTCGCCAAGCGCGTCTACAAAATCCAGCTGCCGCGCAAGTATGCGACGATGGAGCCGACCGACGTCGTCAAGGTCGCCAACAAGGCGTACCCGTGGTTCTTCGACGAATACTACGTCACCGAGGTCCAGGTCGGCGCGAACGGCCTGCACCAGGTGCAGATGATCGACCACATTTACATCGACCCGAACCTGAAGCCGAGCGACCAGGTGTCGTCCGACATCTCCTCCGCCATCGCGGGGAACACGGAGCTGCCGGCGACTTCGCAGACCATGGCGTTCCTGCTCGACGTGCCGCTCCTGTCGGACACCGACGCCGACACGCCGGGCTTCTACTCGATCCTGGCTGGCGCGTTCAATTCCTGGCAGGGCGGCTCGCTCTACGTCGACGCCGCTTCGCCCAGCGTGGCGAGCGCCTATGGGCAGGACATCATCACGCCGGCCGCCGGCTCCGCGTGGGAGATGATCGCCAGCAGCACCGTCAACGTGCCGCAGGGCGTCGTGCTGACCCCGCTCGCGCCGAACATGCACGCCTGCTACTGGGACCGCGCGTCGTCGATCCTGGTGCGCATCAACAACAGCATGGACCTGCTCTCCGCGGCGGAAGACGACATGCTGATCCAGCCGCTGAACGCCACGTGGATCGGCGGCGAGGTCGTCCAGTACGCCAACGCCACGAATTTGGGGCACGGGTTGTGGCGGCTGGACACGTTCCTGCGCGGGCTGCGCGGCACGGAGCGCATGATCAACGGGCACGTCGCGGGCGAGCGCTTCGTGCGCATCACTTCGGGCATCAACCGGATCGCGACCACGGCATCCGACATCGGGCAGCAGGACACGTTCCAGGCGCTGTCGATCATGGCGACCAATTCCTCGCAGGTGGGGTTCACGTTCACGGACACCGGCAACTCGTGCCGACCGTACACGGTCAAGGTGTACCGGAAATTCCGCAACACGGACGGCGACGTCACGATCGCGTGGTGGCCGCGCGTGCGCCAGAACGGCCAGTGGCTGTCCGGCGCTGACGTGGTCATCCCCGCCAAGGACACGCCGGAGACCTATTCGATCGACGTCCTCGCCTCGGACAAGGTGACCGTCAAAGCCACGTACAGCGTGAGCGGAGCCCTAGGGGCGTCCTGGACGTACACGGCCGCCATGCAGACCACCGACTACGGCTCGCCGCAGGCGCAAGTCTATC